GTCGTTTGGCCCACCCATGTAGGCCATTATCTGGAAAGCTGCCGTCAGCGTGCTAGTAGCATTGAAACTACCTCCAACCACAAATGTTGTCCAGGCGCTGTTATCGGACGGGCCCATATTAACAACCAGTGTATCACCTTGCGAGGCCCAGAAATATGACCGTGAACCAGCCACACCAATTGTCTGTAGTTGTCTGCCAGTGCCAGCATAATACCCCCCTATTGAGGTCAATCCGGGCCCAACTGCAGAGGGGTAATAGGGCACATTGCAATTCAGTTGACTGGTTAATGGTGTGGTGGTTGTGCTTCCAACTGGGAATTGGACCAACTGCTCACTCTGTCGGGTCCCAAGGCCACCTGGGACAACACAAAGAGATACCCAAGTACGAAGAGTATTCGTCAAACTCACGTCCGGAAAATACAACATTCTTGTGTTGGGGCTGGTTGTGGTGTACATCAGAGGCCGAGATGGTTGTGGGCTGAAAATCAAAATGGCCCCAAGTCCGGTACCATACGAGCTAGAGGAGGACATGGCATCAAGATATGCTCCGTTCATGCCGCAGAAATAATAACTGCCCACAGAAGTAAATGCGGCGCTATTGGTCGTGATTACTTGTGTGACGACAAACCTGTTGATGCTAGTCATGTCCATGTCATTTCCGGGCAACCGGATGAGGGCACCTTCCATCGGCAAGGCTACTGAAGTGGCGGCCCTCGAGACAATGGGGTCCTGTGAAGCACTGTACCGAAGAACCTCCATACGCTTCACATTCGGCTTACGTTTCCCTCGTCCACTTCTGTTCTCAGATCTCTGGCTGTTGGACCTCTTGTGAGACCCTTTGCCGGACGAACTGCGCCGTCTGGGCCATGACCCGCGTTGCTGTTCTGGCTTTCCCCTCCCAGTCCAACCTTTGCCATTGATGGCATACCCCTGCTGGGTAAAGGGCCTCCTCTTCGAATTCGTCCGTTTGCGAGGTGTTCCGTTGTTCTGTGGTACCCGAAAGGTTACTGACCTGGTCGACCTCTGACTGTCCAGGCTCTGGGTGCGCATGGTCCGTCCCCTGGATGTGCTGCGCCGCCTGGGGCGATCTTGGTTGCGTCGCTGAGGCATAGTTGACTATGGCAAGGACAATTGTATACAATAGCCAAAAAAGGTTAGCGAAATTCAAAGTCTGGCGCGAAATCGTGTCTGGATGTCACAAAAGATAGACCCTGCCAATCGTGCGACTGGCAGGTGAGGCGGCGAACCGCCTCACAAATTGTCAATGTGCATTATCCTCTCCCACACTGGGTGAGAAAGGACAAAGGGAAGGCGCTGCGCGCTCTCAATTTCTTCAATGGCCTCATCAATGTCCTCAATCGTTACTCCGTACAAGGCGGCCATATACTCTTTCGTCTCAGCATCATACGACATTCCCCTGTGCAGCAACGCATTGCATCTCGATGCAACTTCTTCTCCTCTCTTTAGTGGCTTCTCTCCCCCAATGATTGGCCTCAGCAACTGTTGCAC